ATAGAAACTTGTGGTCAGCAGAATATGTCACTACCCAATCTATTATACCCAGTATACTACTGACCGAAAGGGCCGGGAACCTATCAAATGTCCTCCAAATCCCGGCCCGAAAGGAGGGACCATGTACAACAAAGGAAGGAAAACAAATGAATATAAAAAGAGATAAAACCTATCAGGCCAGGATGGATGGCCTCAAATATGCCCTGGAAATAGTAGAAAGGGGCGGGATAGAAGAATTAAAGAAGGAGATCAGGGTTAGAAATGCCCATTTCATTCCGCTGGAAGTATCAGCAAAAAAGGCGAATGAGATAAGCCAGGTCTTGGCAAACCGAATATTGGCGACATTCACCCCAACGGTGATGTTTTCGCTAAATCAGGAGTTCCACTTTGGAAAGGACAGGCTGCTGCGATGGAAGGATGCATTCATCAATCTGTGTGACATGATGGATGCAATAGATCCGTTTGGCTGCCAGTATGAAACAGCCAGGGACTATGCGGAAGTTTTAAAGCAGAAATATGGTATTGAATTTGATTGGGACAGCATCGATGAGGTTATTGGACTGAACCAGAAAAAGCGAGGGCAGCTGTGTGATATTGATTATGTAATTAGCTTCCTGGAAGAAAAAGGCCAGAAGAAAGCAGCGCAGTTGATCCGGGAATATGGAAAAAGATAAAGGAGATAATATGTATTTGAAAAAAACAGAGCTGGAACAGGCTTTGAGAGAAAATATGCAGTCAACGCTAGAAAGCTATGGCGGAGACAGCATAGCAGAGGATGCCATTTGCTTTTGCTATGATTCAATGCTGGCAGTAATTAAACAGCTGGCAAAAGACAAGAGAGAGATAATGTCAGAGGAAGAATTGGTGCTGTTACTCTGCATTGTGCAGGATGATACGCGCCATCAACATCAAGATCTTGACATGTGTAAGATGCATGGTCTTGATGCAGCAGAAACAGTGAAAAGCCGTATTGCTAAAAATGAGGCGCTTGAAAAGAAACTTAAACAAATGATCGCGGAGGAGACCCGATGAATGACCCAAAGAAAGTATCTGTCCCGGTCTGCTGCATCTGCCAGAAGGTGATCAATGGGGATGCCGAGTGGATCACCAAGAGAGGGACGGTGTTGTACATGCATAAGGAGTGCGTAAGGAAGGAAAATGAAAAGATTAACAGAAAAGGATGAGTTGGGTAACTGGTGCCTGAAGGGTGTCAGGTGGGAGCAACTTAGAGCAGGCCAGGTAATCACCAAAGGCGTAAGTGAAAGGCTGTATGGGGCGCTGTGTAAGCTTAAGGACTATGAAGATACAGGCTGTAGCCCAGATGATGTAGAACGTCTGAATGACTTTACCCAGAATGAAGCTGTAAAACTGGTGCAAAAGCTGAATGCAGAAGAGAAGAAGCACAGATGGATCCCGGTGGAAGAGAGACTTCCGGAAGAAGATGAATATGTTCCGATGTCATTTGAGAATTTCTCGCTTCCGATAATCGGACGGTATGAAAAAGATAATGATAGTGGTGGAGCATGGTATGCCGGTGATGATGATGGATGCGATACTTGCAGCAGCCAAGACTTATTTGTGAATGCCTGGCTACCACTTCCGAAGCCATACAGGGCAAATATGGAAGAAAAGCCAGATGTAAGCACTGACTGGAAAGGCCATTACATGGGACGGTTTGAGAAAGTTGAGTAAAGCTAGGAGATTATCATGAAAATGTTGTTAAGCAATAATAGCAGAAAAATAGCTGGCTTGCCATTGCATAGAAAGAAAGACAAGCGAAAACGCTCTTTTACACGTTGTGAGGCTGATGAGACGATTAAGGCGTTTTTGGATTATTGCAATAAGAAGGTGTTTTATGAGGCTGATTGATGCAGAAGAAATGATAAAAAGGCTGCAAGAATGGAATACGAAAGATGCTATGGATACAGCTTTGTTTAATTTTGCATTGCATAGAATTCTAGAACAACCGACTGCCTATGATGTGGATGAGGTTGTGAAACAGTTAAATGAGAAAAAAGAAAACCTTGGTTTTATAAAAACTATAACCGATACAAGTGCCTACATCAAGGGAATAAATGATGCAATTAAGATTGGGAGAGCGAAGATGAATACAGTACAAGTAACATTAAGTTTGTATTACGAGATCGTAGGGGCTGACTTATACGGTGGACCGGAAAGCACAGGTTATGCGATGGTGGCGTTTGATTTTGACACAGAAAATTTAGGAAGCGTGAATCTTCCGGTGATGGCAGAAGAGTGGAAGGCTGGATTTGCGAAAACCTGCAAGGTCCCGGTGGAAAATATAACCCTCATCTCCAGGTGCGAGTACGAAGACAATACTGCAGATCCGGAAGGCCCAGATGGAGTAACTGAGTTTTAAGATTTGGAGGAAATATTATGGCTAAATATAGAAAGAAACCCGTGGTTATTGAAGCGTTTCAGTACGATGGAGATTTAAAAGACTGTGATGGTAACTGGTATGTACCGAACTGGGCGGTTGAAGCTTACGAAAAGGGCGTCATGCATTATGCTTCCGAAAGCTGTGATGCTCCGCCGTGTGACCTTTTTATAGAAACTCTGGAAGGCATTCACCATGTTTCAGTATGGGATTATGTGATTAAGGGCGTCAACGGTGAGCTGTATCCGTGTAAGCCGGATATTTTTGAAAAAACCTATGAGAATATTTAAAATTAAGATTCCAGAAGGAGACATAGATGAGCTATTGGAACGAAGAAGATAGTGAAAAGATAATATGTCCGTATTGCGGTGAAGAATATGAACCGTCATATGAAGATACTTATATAGGTGATGAACCTGTTGATTGCTATACAGAAGATACTAATACATATACCTGTGATGTGTGTGGAAAGAAATTTACTATGTATGGCTACCAGGCTGGGTGGAGATACCAGACAGAAACTATTGACGGAGAAGCCACGGAAGAAGAAGTAGAAGAAAGAGCTTGGGAAGTAAATTAAGATTTTAGGCGAAAAATTTTAATAAAAGATTTTTCCAGAAACTTATGTTAAAGAGATTTTTAATTAAGATTTGGAGGGAGAAATGAAGAGTATACAGTTGTATGTGTGTGAGCATTGCGGAACGAAGTATAAAGACAAAAATGAGTGCAAGAAATGTGAGAGTAACCATAGGGCTGCGCTGGAAATCCATGATATGAGGTTCCATGCTTGCAAAGATAGTGATAACTATCCTGATAAGGTAGAACTGAAAATGGCTGATGGCAAGATGATTTGGTATCATCGGTAAATTAAGATATTGCCTGTAAGAGAGTGGGTGATACCGTTTGTTAGAGATTAACAAAATATACAACGAAGATTGCCTTGAAGGTATGAAGAAAATTGATGATAAGTCAGTCGATACAATTATTACAGATCTCCCTTATGGGCAAACCTCACGAAATAAATGGGATTCAGTTATTCCATTTGAACCATTATGGGAACAGTATGAAAGAGTTATTAAGGATAATGGAACAATAATTCTATTTGCAAATGGTATGTTTACTGCAGATCTGATGCATAGCAATCGCAAGCTTTGGAAATATAATCTTATCTGGCAGAAAACACAGCCAACCGGATTTCTAAATGCCAAAAAGATGCCGTTGCGTTCTCATGAAGATATCTGTATTTTCTATAAGAAACCACCCACATATAATCCTCAAATGACAGACGGTCATGAAAGAAAAGTATCAAAGGCGGCACATCATGTAAATGCAAAAGAATCAACGGATTATGGTAAGAGCGAATGGCAGGATTATGACTCTACAAAACGATATCCGAAGTCAGTATGGACATTTGCTAAAGATACTCAAAAAGCAGCCTATCATGGCACACAAAAACCTGTTGCTCTGATCGAGGAACTTATTAAAACATATTCTAATCCTGGCGATTTGATTTTGGATTCTTGTGCCGGTAGTTGTACAACAGCAATTGCAGCTATGAACACAGGAAGAAATTATATTTGTTTCGAAAAGGATAAAGACATTTTTGAAATAGGAAGTAAAAGAGTAACAGAATATAGCAAATAACATCTAATAAATAAGAGAATAACAAATCAGAAAGGAAAAGTTAGGGTAGCTACTAAGGACATGTCACCTTTCTGGTGAAGAAATGAACAACAAGAAAGTATTAGCGGGTGCAAAGCTTGCAGGCGGCAATCCAGAAAATGGAAGGGTTGAAGATGATTACTATGCAACTAATCCAGAAGCAGTAAAAATGTTGCTGACTAAATATACATTTGATGCACATACAATTTTGGAGCCTTGTGTTGGTGGTGGGCATATCGCTAATGCAATCAATGATTTTTATACAACCAAGAGAGAAATTACAGGGATGGACTTAGTAGATCGAGGATATCCTGGAACAATTGTTGCTGATTTCCTTACATATAAAACTGATAAAAAATATGAAGGAATTATCACAAATCCACCGTACTCGCTCGCAAAGGAATTTGTAGAAAAGGGTATGGAGTTACTGGAAGATGATGGTCAAATGGCTATGTTTCTCAAAATCCAGTTCTTGGAAGGTGCTAAGAGGAAGGAGTTATTTGACAAATATCCGCCGAAGTACATTTATGTTTTCAGAAACAGAATGGCGACTTGGAATAGTGGATTAGAGAAAGACCCAAAGACAGGAAAACGTTGGGCGACAACTATGTGTCATGCTTGGTTTGTTTGGGAGAAAGGAAGTACATCTGAACCGGTAGTAAGATGGTTGTAGTTAACATGAAATGTGAGTTCCAAGAGGAGAAAACAATATGAAAAAATGTGTAGTTTTAGAAATTGAAAGTAGAGTAGAATTTGAAAATAAAATGAACGAGTATTTATCAGAAGGGTACAAAGTAGAAGCAAGTTCTTGCAATAGCAAATATTATAAAGCAATTTTGGTACTAGAAGAAGAATAAACTGCGCTTCTGAGAAAGGTGTTCTATGGGAAACAAATGTAAAGAATGTATTTATTATCATAAAAACAATGGTACTTGTCAGCTTAAAAAGTGTTCAACAACAGGATATGGATATGTGACTATCTTTGATGCGTTATCCTGTGAATATCCCAGAAAGGATCAAAGATGAATATTTATTTTATTATTTTCTGCTGCATAATGATGCTGAATTTAGGTATAGCACTAGCAAATCATGGAATGACT